CCACAATATGATATGACCGACTTCACTGGTCGTACAACACAACAAACTATTACAGTAAAAAACTATCCTTGGGAGTCTTGGTATGACACAAGAACAAAGGCAGATGGAACTAGATGGTTTCCTGATGGTGAGGATATGGAAATAACTGTAGATGTAAATGGTCCCGATGGAAGACCAGATAATCCAGGTAATGTTCTATGGAATAAACCTGTAAGAACTGATATGTCTGCAAACCAATCATTTAATGCTGGTTTATCTGCTACTCTATCCATACCACTCAATAAGAAACTACAACAGCAATGTCACGAAGCAGCACAAGCACAGAATGATTTGCAAGCACAAGTCATTGCCAACAAGAGATTAGACTTTGAGATCGCAAGATTGAAAAATTGTGGTGAATTGAAAAAAGCTGGAATAATGTTCCATCCAAAGTCTCCATACTTCGCTGTGTGTGCTGACGTTGTAGTTACTACACCAGGTGGTCAATTACAACCACATAGTCATAACATACCTAGCCCTAAGTGGATCGATCCTTCCTCTTCTTCTTCAACTTCTGATAATCAATCTCAGGTAGTCCCTTCTTCTTCCGATAAAGATTTGTCTTCACTTCCATTGGAGAAGGATGGTAAACAGAACCCCCTAGTTTCTTTTTTCCAGAATCTACTGCCTTCTTCAAAAGAGGTTTCACAACCCTCAGAATCAAGTCCGCTAAAGGCTTTGCAAATAGGGCACTTGCCGTAGCAACTGTTGCTATGACTGCGGTTGTAGATATTTGTCCTGCTGATGGGACGAATTGTTCGACTGCTGGTACAGGTTCCCAAATCGTTTCACAGATCAATCCATCAGGTGTTAGTTTATATTCTTTAACTTGCTCATCTCCTTTCTGGTTCCTGTCACCAATACGTCTTGCGTTTATTGGTGGACAAGGAACCTCTTCTTTTGACCCTGTAGGGGTCTCAGGTGCCTCAACCTCTGGTGCTGGTGGAACTGGTTGTTCTACCTCTACACCTTCTTCTATCTCCTCTGGCTCACCATAGACAGTTTGCCACTCTAAACCACTCGATGAATAGTCGGGTGGTTCGTAGTATGGCATACCTCCATCACATAAAACTACGTTCTGTTTTGGATCGTCATTTACTAATTGTTTATTTTTATTTCCTTCTCTAGCATTTTCTTTGTGTACCTTTACACAACCAGGCATATCAATAACAGGAGTTCCAACTTGTATAGTAATAGGAACAGCAATAGGTATAGCGTGTGGTGTCTCTTGTATCCACAACCTATTGTCTACCTGTTGAATGTCTGGGATAGTTACTATCGTTCCGTTTATATTATAAGTTCCCCTGAGATTAATCTGGGGTATTTCAATGGGATCCACTTACTCCTCACGAAGTTTTTTATAAGGGTCTGCTGGTGCTGATCCTTTCTCAGCAGCATACAAAGCAAATGACTTTGTAGCAACTAAAGATAATATATGTTTGATATTGTTACTATCGTTTTCATCAAGTTCTTGAGTAGCGATAGCACCTACAACAATACCTAGTTCAACAAGTACTACAAGGAAGATTAACTTTAATGCCCACTTACCTGTAGTGAAAAATCTTTTTACTTGTTCTTTTAAAAATGTCATTGTTTCTTGGGTATATAAACTTTGTCCACCTGACCAGTTGATTTTGGAAAGGCTTCCACTAACTGTTTATATATTTCCTCTGCAACAACTTGACGTATCTTTTCTATCTGCTTTTCCTCACGTTTCTCAGGACCATTAGTAACATTATCGATGACAGCATTGCCACCGACAACTGCACCAGTACCCACTACAGCGATAGCGGTACCAGTGCTAGTGATCTTTTGAAAGTCCATTAGAAACCTAGTGGTAACACTGGTTCTGTTGGAGTATCTTCTGGTGCTGCCATAGGATTAGATGGTGATGGTAAGGATAATCCACTACCCGCTAAACCTTCAAGTGCTCCTGCACCAATTCCACCTGGCAAAACTGATTCCATTATTTTGCCTTTGACGTTTTCGATAATTGCATCCTTGCGTATGAATACGTAACCAAAAGCACCAACAACGGTGAGAGATACAATACCACTTGCAATAGCGATTCCATTTACAATTTTCTGCATAGTAATAAATTCATTAACAATTTTTATTTAGGTCTTCAGCCATATTGCCACCTATCTCAGCACCCTGATTACCGCCAAACATTGCCACCCAACCAGCAGCAACCCAACCAACAAAGGGGATACCAGAGAGAGCAGGAGCAGCAGACGCACCAACGCTTGTACCAACAAGACGACCTGTACCTTCTGCACTTCCGATTGCTTTAATACAGGCTTCGCTTTTTCGAGCATCACTTATTGCTTGTGCTTGTGCACCTGTCAAACCTGGTGGACTATCGATCCAAGACCTATGGTTAGATACAGGTCCTCCTTGGTTGATCTGACCATCCATAAAGTATTCTTCTGTAATTACTTTTGTCTCAGTTGCAAGTCCTAAGAATCCACCTTTCTCTTTGATGTCCTTAGTGATAAATGCTGTCTTGGGATCGTTTGCAGTATAACTGATCTTGTATCCCTCTTTATCTGCCTGTATGACATATGATGTATAAGGTCCTACAGGTATACTAGGAGTTGGTACTTGACTTTTTTTACTCAACATACCAATCATACCTATGTGAGATAGACCGAAGATTGCCCCTGCTGTTATAGCAAAGTACTTTACAAGGTTAATCTTTTTCTTTGGTTTTACTTCTGCACCAAACATTGCTTCATCCTGATCCATAACTATGATGTAATTTTAACTGCTGGAACTTCCAACTTAATAGTTTGAGTTGGTGCTGCCTGTGATGCTTTCTCTATGAGCATCTCCATATCTTTTTTAGAAATGTTTGCACTATCACCACCAGAACCATTCTTCTTCTTACCTCCCGCTTGAATGCCAAAAGTAGCTGTGACCCCTGTGAAGACCGAAGCTATAAAAGTTGGATCAATTTTATCTTGTTCCCAACCAGGTATAGTAACATAATTTAATGTTAGTATTCCACCACTCCAAACCAAAATACCTAGTCGTACAAATGTACTAAGGATAGCGAGTTGCTCTTCTTTATCTTCACTGAACTCTTTGAATTTTCCTAAAGGACCTTTTGGTTTTTCTGCTTTAGTATCTGCCATAATGTGTGTTTATGCTAACTTATATAGGCTTTATTACCCCTCTACAACTTTCTTCTTTCCAATATTATATTTTGACTCAAGCACCCATTCCTTCTTATCCTTGTAGGAGATTACCTTTATCTGGTTTAAGGGTGCAAGAATACCTAGATCGTTTTCTGTAACTATGTTAACTAGACCCCAATCTGATAATAACTTTGTGATTCTATTTCTTCTCTCTACATCATTAGAGGTAATGTTTGCGTGCTTACCATCCAATGCAAATAATTCTTTGAAGTGTACTATGTAATACTTACCTTTCTTATGTAAGATATGGCAAGACTGAAATAGTTTTCTTTCTTTACGTGACGCTACACCAATACGTGTTAATGTTTCTCTGACCTTTAAGAAGTCATCTGGTTGACGTAGAGCAACCTCTACCATATTGTCAACAGACCAAGAAACAGTTTCCCCACTCATAATTTTCCACCTATTTTAATTTAGATTTGATCAATTCAATTTGATCTTTTGTCAGAATTCGTAAGGCATCTTTGGCTTTATCATCGTTATAATGAAAGTATTGCTTGACAACATCGAGGTCTTCGATCTTATCTTTGCGTTGCCACGGTGAGAACCTTTTCCTTTTTCTAAGAGTATTTAGATAAAAGGAATATTGTAAATCATTATCTAATTGGTGATGGAAATTCATTTCATTTGCCATCATAATTGCATCCATATGACTACTAAGACACCTGTTAATGATGAAGGGTGGGTACTTCTTCATCCACTCAGGGTCACGTAGAGTTAAGTCTTCTTTTGTTTCGTTGATGCTTTTTAGATAATCACCTAAAGGATATTGATTAGAAGTCATTTACTTTTCGTTGGGTAAAATCGATACCTTCCATATGGTCGTATTCGTGTAGAAATATTCTAGCACTAAATCCCTCTAATTTGGTTTTATGAATTACTTCATTTTCATCTTCCCACTTAGCAACAATACTACAAGGTCTTTCAACTCTTAAGAATAAATTTGGATAGGATAAACATCCTTCTTCCATTATCTCCTTCTTAGCATATGTCTTTAGAATTTTAGGATTGAAACAAGTTATTGTTTCTTCTTTTTCTATGTTAGTCATCATTACAAATGCTCTTTCCCAGATACCAATTTGATTTGCAGATAAACCAACACCATTGTAGTGCAACATATTCTCTCTGAGTAACTCAGATAAACTCTTACGATCTAACTTGTAACTACAGGATTGAATCCTATGTGATAGCAAAAGATCTTTTGGTTCTATTAATTCTTTAATCATATTGGATGAATTCATCTAGTGAGTGTCGTTTGTAATTTGTAATCATTAACTCTTTTCTTTTCTCTTGGTCTTTATTATAAGTACCAGTTGATCTCATAGTATATGTCAGGTCAAACTCTGTCTGGTTAAAGTCATTGAATAATTGTTGTATCTTTTCATTGGAGTTATATGTAATCATCCAATTATTAGTTGATAACTTACAATTATCTGCAAAGTTAATATGATCAAATCCCTTATGTAAAGTTCCACCCTTGTTTCCATATAAGAAATCTTTTATATCATATGGAGGATCTAAGAATACAAAACAATTACTATAAGGAAATGGTGTCTCTGGCAACCAGTAATCAATTTCACTGTCAGCATCGCTACCTACTGCTAGTAAGGGTACACGATAATCTTTATTAGTAATTTTCCAATTCTTAATTAACTTTTGATATTCTGGTAACTTATCTATACCTTTTTGTGAGAAGTTACTTACTGATGCCTGTTTAGAAAATGAACTATTCTCTGTCAATCCAGAGAAAGAACACTTGTTCAATATGTAAAAATATACTGCCTGTTGGAATGGTTCCAACTTAGGAATCATATCTTTAGCATTGGTAAATAACTCTTTTGCTTTTTCTTCAGTGTTATATACTCTCTTCAATACTGTTAACTCTTCTGCCATTTGTTCTCCTGCACATTGGAGTTGTTGCCAGAATGTAATTAGATAATAATACTTGTCGTTTACCCATACAGGAACATTAGGAAACCTTTTAGTAAACTCAATAGCAACACTACCACCACCGAGGAAGGGTTCTCTGAACTCACTTATCTCGTTAGGGAAAGCACTTACAAGTTGTGCTGCTGCTCTTGATTTACCACCAGGATATCGTAATGGTGTTTTCAAGTTGTTCATAATAAATCTGCGATAGTCTCAGGTTCTACTGGATGTGTTTGAAATACTAAACTGTATCTCGTAGGTGCATCCATCATAGGAGGTCTGGCACCGTGCCAGATCTCACTTGTAAATTTACATAGTCTACCAAACTTAGGTACGACTGACTTAATGATTTCTCCGTCCTCAATAAAGATAGTTTCTCCTCCCATACCAGCATCCCAATCAGGGTTTACATATATCATATAGGTAAATCCGTCAGGTGAATGTGAGTCTATGTGTGGTTTTGGACAATCTTTATAGGTAAAAGCATTATAAAGACAACGTTTAAAATCTTGCCTATCTAACAGTTTAACATACTTATTTGCAATAGGTTCAAACTCACCAAACTCTTTGTCAAAGACTCTACCAAGACTAGGAACTTTGCTACCAAAAGCATCACCTAATTTTTCCCAGTGTTGATAGTTCTCAAAGTATTGATACGTATCCCATACAAACTTGTAGTCGAATAGATCATCTATAACTTCTATCATCCTCCCATCCCCGCACCATCCTTACCATATCCTTTTTCATCATACTCCCACATAATAGATCTATCTGTATTATCATCCTTAAGTAATTTTAAGTTAACCATATTCTGTCCAAAAGGTCCTTGATTGATAGCACCTGTAGGCATAGCATTGAATGATATTCCTGCACGTACAAAATCTTGTATATGTGGTACAGTAAAATGAAGCAACCAACTTGGCCAGACTACCAAAGTACCTGGTTTATGTGTAGGTGCTGGAACTGCATTTTCATATTTTGCTGATATGATTTCCATCTGATTATATGATCTGAACAATACAGGATCTTGAAACATAGTGGGATGACCTTCAGTTAAACAGTATAACCCACTCCAGTATGACATAGGGTGTCTGTGAACATTGTGACAACCAGCACTCATTTCTGGAGAGACAACACCCCACATCAAAGAGATCTCAAACTTACCATACATTTCATACTGTTGATCTAGTCTGATCTCTTCAAGACAACTTTCTATCCAATCTGTAGTAGGTTTGAAAGCATCTAATAGATGTAAGTTCCCTGCTGTAGTCTGTACATTATTTGGCATATTAAACATCCCTCTCTCAATAGGATCTAACGCATCGAGAGTAGGTTCTATCAAATCTGTGTTCTCAAATGTATAAAGTTCTACAGGAAAGATAGGATGTTTATTCATTTTTTCTTTTTAGGATAATATTGAAAACCTTCTGTTACTTCATCAAGTGAAGAAAGTTTAAACGTAATCATCTTGTCCCAAGGAGTATGACCATCCATTAGAACTGCTGCTTTCTTTCCTTGTATTCTCTGAACACATCCAACATACCCTCTGTATATTGAATTTTCATCAGTTACTTTAACTGTAGAACCTGGTAAAATCATCTTCTCCTCCTTTTCTTTTTAAATAACTTTTGGTAAATAGGTCTAACAATGAACAGATCTATCAACTCAACAAGGAATAAAAACCCTAAGAATACTACCATTCCTGCTAAGGCTATACCTTCTAATATTTTCCAAAGTATTTTTTTCATTTCTTTTTAAAT